TTTGATGTGGTCATGTTTTTATTCCTTTAACCAGAGCCATAAAAGCTGTCACTGCCATAGCAATACCACCAAGCCACTTGACCAAACTAACAATCCAATTGGCTGCCTTCCATGCTGAAACAAGATCAGAGACATCATCAGATAAGCGTGTAAGTTCTGCCCGCATTTCTTTGAGGTCTCTATCTATATCCGTTAATCGTCTTTCGTCAAATATCTGGTGTTCTGTTAGTGGGTCCATAGGATAATCCTTTTGCTGTGTTTTTATTTGACTAATTAAATAACACGATAAGTCATAGTGTATCTAATAACAACGGCACTGGTTGATACTGGATACCATCCCAAGAGTATAGTATTTGATACAGAGCCAACGCCAACAATCGGAGTATAAAAATTACTGCCTGTATTAACAGTTCCTCCACCATTTCCTTCATATAGTGTAGTAAACGCCGAATTTACTGGTGTAGATAAGTAGAAGTATGCAACTTGAGGTGCTGCTGTTGCTGATACTGTAACATTCCCAGATACGGTAACTATGTTACCAACTCGTAACCAGTTATGTACGCCAGGAATTACAGTATTGCAATTAATCAACCCCGATGATGTTGGTGTGTAAGTACCACTAACCACATTACCATCGTTTGATCCCGTAGCGACAGACTTAACTGTTAGCCCAGTTGTGGCTGATACACCACCTGTGAAAGTAGCACCTGACAAATTAGCTTTAGTTGTATCACTAGGATGTACATGGTCTTGCCTAGATACATTAGGTGATGTTCCTTGGGCGGCAGTGCTATCCATAATTGGATTAGTATCTGAGTATGGTCTATCTGCCGCTATCTCTGTTTTAGTAAAAGCTGTAGTAGCTAGTTGTGTTGTATTTGTACCCGTAGTAGCTGTTGGTGCGGCAGGGGTGCCTGTGAATGTTGGTGAGGCTAGCTCTGCTTTGTCTGTGTTTAGATTTGTTAGATTGGTATCCATTTCTAACGTAGATAATGGAAGACCCTTATCTGCCCTAGTTACGATAGTGGTCATAGATTACCCAATCGAGAGTGTCCAGTAGACAGTTAGCACATCGCCAGAACCTTTATTAATTACATTGAAGGTTGTACGAGCAGCCATAGTTCCCAGAGAAGCTGCATTAAACAAACCAGCTTCAGTTAAAGACCCGGTACCAACACCAGCACCGAAGGTCTGTTGATACAGGATTTGATTGTTTGTGACTGTGCCGCCAGACACAGTTGTAGCTGAACGAACCAGTTCAGTCTGTAACGTAGTATCGCCACGCGCTGGTGTGTTGGTGCCAGTACCTAAAGCAATCCAACCAATCACAGCAGAACTAGCTGAAGCTAGTCTAGAGGCAATTAGATTATTACCTGTATTTACAACTAGATTGTGGATTTCGCGTTCATCTTTAATGCTACCGTCTGAGCCTGTTAGAATTAGTTTGACATCACCTACAACATTAATTTTATCTAGAATCATTTTATATCCTTAAAAAGTGTATTCTTCGCCAACATAAACATCTTCAAAATATGTCATGTCAATATAATTTAACAGAACTAAGCTACCAGAGTCAGATACCGCAGTACTATCACTATTGTTATTATATCCAGTTCCTTGTAGACTCAACGCATCAGCTATTATAGCAGTATCCGTTAGATACTTATCATAAGTAAATAAGAGCGTCTCTGTTGGTAATGCTGTATCTACTATATATCGATTAGCTTCATACTCAGTTATTATAGTATCGGTTGTTGAAGTATTGTCATCTAGTACAGATATTAATAGGAACGCTGGGGTTTCTTTTGGTCTTGTGAATGGTACTGAGATCTTGTCTTGTCTAGCCCTCACAAAGTCCTGTTCGTGTCGCGGTTCCCAGTCATCCAGACATACGCGGAAACCATCCCAACGCTGTCTGGACTCTGATGCTTTTATCTTCCTAGAACAGACATCGCAGGTAACATTGAATTCGCCGGAAACGTAATAATTCTTGCTCATTATTTAAGTCCTAAAAACTTAGCAACGGTTAATGCTCTGGGATCTGCCCAGATAGCCGCAACAATTTCAGCAACTGACGGGCAAGTACCTGGAGCACTTGGTATTGACAAAAGAAGCGCATCACTTGCATGTGAATGCAGCGCATCAGCAATAGCCAATAGTTCTTCGCTACTGATCGAAACATTATCAGCCGATTGCGCATGAATGGCTTCGACGATTGCCAACCATGTATCGAGCGTCAGCGCCGTGTTATCCGCAGAATGCGCGTGCGCTGAGTCCTGTGTTGTTAGCGGCGTCGCGTTACTTGTGTCTAGCGTCAGGTTATCAGCAGCATGGGAATGAAGCGCATCAGCAACTGCAAGGAACGATGCTGTCGCCAGCGTAAGCGCGTCCGCAGAATGACCGTGTAGGGCATCCGCTACCTGAAGATATGATCCTGTTATGAAAGCAATTACATCAGACGACAACCCATGCAATGACTCCGAAAGAACCAGGCTTATGGAAGTTGTGGCGTCAAGCGTCAGATTATCTGCGGAATGTGCATGGGTTGAATCTTGTGCGGCTAGATAGGTATCTAGTGAAAATGTAAGAGTGTCTCCAGCATGTGCATGTGACGAGTCAAATATAAATAGGTTTGTTGCTCCGCTAGTAACCGGCTTGAACAGCGGGATTTCTTCAGGCTCGAAGATTTGCCACGGATTGTCTGATAGTGCTTTGACTTCACCTTTTGTGAGTGCACGATTCCATACAAACGTGCAAGCAATGGACGAGCCTGAACCATAGCTACCGGAACAAGCCCCAAAACGAATATCTGTTGCAGACCCCGTAGCATTTCCGGCAGAAACACTTGCGGTTTGATTTCCGTTTCTGTAGATTCGAGCGGTAACACCATCATGTGTTCCACAGATAGGCTCAAATTCTGTTATTGACGGGGCAGTTGTATCAGCCGCGTCACGTTGGGCTGTGTCATATACAGAAAACCGCCAGCGATTTGCAGAGTTAATCTTAAGATAACTTCCCTTGCTTGAAACGTCATACCCAACTACACCTTGGTTTGCGGTAACTTCATTACGTGCTTTCGCTAGTATAAATATGGACGACTGCGGTGTGATGTAGTTTCCACCAACAGAGTTGTAAAACTCCCAAGTCGGCGTTACAAGCGCAATTCCTTTTTTGCCGACAGCAGTGACTACTAAATCATTTCCTCCTATCGTTTTATTTAGGTTGTTTTCTTTCCCAGACATGGCGAGCAACAACCCCCGCGTGATCGGGTTCTTCCAGTTGATTCCCGTTCCTGGCGGAGGCTGGCGTGTCCATTCATCTTCCAGCAGGGATAGCTTCGCCGCCATGAATCAGGTCGCGTCTTCAACGGTGTATGCGCGCAGCTTCACAGTGTTTCCTGACGCAGCAAGCGTCTGACCTGTTCCATTCTTCAGTGCTACTTTGAAGTCTCCAACTGGCAAGCGAACGCGGTCGATAATCAAGTAACGGGCCGCAAGGGCAGCATCATCAAGCGATGCCGAACCGACGAAGTAGTTGTCCAGGCATTCGTCGGTGGTTGCGCCGTAGTTTGTCCCGTCCAATTCAGGAACAAGATACAGCGCCACGTAAGCACCAGCGGCACGATTGACGCCCTGTGCGGCCAGATAGATTTCGGCCTGTGCGTAGAGATCTCGGGTGCCTGCGGTGTCGTTATCCTGCGAGGCTGAAAGCGAACAGACTGAACCGCTAGTCAGGCTGTTCAGTTCGGTCGTCAGTACGGTCGATGCCGTGGCGCGGGCAGTGTAATTTGCTGGCATTTTGATCGCCTTTTAGTAATTGTTCAGTACGTCTGAAACATCGCTGTGCGAGAGGGTGCCTGACCAGTTGAGCTTGAGCGCGGTCACGGTGTTTTCCGTGGCGCTGTTGCCGCCAAGGTAATTCTCGGCATTGGTCGCCTTGCGCGTACAGGCTTGCAGCACGGACACGGAATCGGCATTGCCCCACATATCCGTCACCGCCTTACGCATCTTGTTCCGAGCGAAGTTAATCGGCGCGAAATCGAGCATCAGCTTCCATGCGTCGCGCTTACCGGCGGTCAGATTGTCGAACTTGGCTATGTTGGTAGCCTCGAACAGATCACGGCTTGATGTTGCTGACTGCCAGGCATCGGCGGAACTGTCAGCGTTGCACCAGTCGGCCAAGCCCACATCGTTGCGAATCGCCATAGCAGCAACAACTCCTGCATTGGTCTCTGCCCGCAGCGCGGCTGCGAGCGTTTGTTTTTGAGTTTTGTTCATGTCATCACCTTAAGATGGGTCCTGTATTTCAATATCCCAAGCTGGGAAATTGACTGTATTTGAGGCATTAGCCGTCAATGCTTGCGAGGTGCAGGTCGTGACGTAGAGCAGTCGCGTACCATCCACGAGTGCTACGTGCGTTGCTGTTCCGCTGGTGTCAATCAGCACCGTGGATTTGGCAGCGACTGTGACTTTGCGGCCGCTAACATCACCGTTTGCCTTGGTGTAGTCCGTATTCACCGTCATCGCCACATCAGCCAGGGCGTAGGTCGTCACTGCCTCAGTGCGCGACGTAGGTTGCGCCGAACAGGCAATCATCAGGTTCGCTTGGTCAAGAACGTCGAACGCCCCGTCAAGCACATCATCATGTACAGATTTAGCCATTGCTGTCTCCTACTCCAAGAGTTACTTTATCAACCACAAGATCGGCGGTTGCCTGCTTTGGTTTTCCAGTTGCCACTCGTCCGGCCATGTCTTCAGCCCAACCGTTTGCTACTGCTCGCAGTCCTGTTTCATCAGGAATTTCCCGAACTTCATCTTTCGAGAAACGATCACGGCCATCCATGAATGTGTTCAATACTTTAATTTTCATAACTACTCCTGTTGTGTTGTATTATTATGAGTATGCTAATGATGCTCGGTTATTCCAAACATTATCAAACATTTGATTACCATCTGCCCATGTAATAGATAAGACAGTACTTAGTGTTTCGAGTTTCTTAATGCGCCATACTGCTGCATCTTCTGGACTTTTAATTGCTGCCTCACCCACATACGTCACAGTGGATGAAGCATCATCAACCCTAATGGCGTATGTCGTATCAAGTGATACAACAGAAGAGACACTCATATTAAGCCATCACTGCACGGAGCTTGGCGACCTTCTCGTTGTACTCTTCAATGAGACCATCCAACTTAGCTTGTCGTTGTTTAACTAATTCTTCATTAGCACGAAGAGCTTTATCACGTCCTTCAAAGGAAGCTGCCAGTTCTTTAGCTTGTTGTTCTTTTTGCTGTGATTCAATAAGAAGGCTATTAGCTTCTGCTAGTGTAGCATCAGCGGATTTCTGTGCATCTGCCGCTACCAAAAAGCGCAGCTCTAGGCGGGTCTCGGCATCCTTAACAGTACGTTCAAAGGTAGCCTTATTTTCTTCTTGTTCCTTCTCTACTTGCTTGCGTAGTTGATCTAGCTCTGAAGCCTTACCAACGGTTTCAATAGCAGCATTCAAGCGGCCTTGTTCCTCTTGTAGATTCTTAAGCACCTTGTTATATTTTTCTGGATTATTAACAAGATCTAGAAAGTTAGCAACATCTTGTAGATTCATTATCGGAGTCCTTGAAGAATCGTTAGTGTAGTCGAACCCGTTCCGGCTGTATTATTAATGCGAATGGCTCGTACTGGAAAAGCATAGTTACCATCTTTATTCGTCGTTTGTGCAGTAAGCACAGAATGAATAAAAGCTGTAGGAGTAACTGTAGTATCAAACACATCATCGAAGGTATGTTCAATATTATAAGTGATTGTGTCACTGACAACAGCACCAAGACTTACGTTGAATGGACTTTGTTTATAATCTACCGGAATCCACGCCGTTGTTCCTGTACCTGTCTTGCTTATTACTTGTGGACGCATTATTTGTTACCTCAAAAAAAATAGGGGGTAAACTGCTGTTACACAATCTACCCCCTATGGGTTATACTCTCATGAGTATGTTACAGACTCAGACCTTGTGGTGGGATGATGTATTCCACCTTGACAATAACCCGACTGGTTAGCGTTGCGCTAGCCTTGAGATATACAGTCTTATCTGATGTTAGTTGAACACCTACAGATGCTCCAGTATCAGTACCGCCAATCGCGGCATAACCTGTGGAGTTCGGTGCATAAGTATCAACAAGTTCAACACCACCATTTGTGAAACCGACGTTAATAGTTTGGGTTGTATTTGCACCTGCTGAGATTGCGTAGACACCAACAACCACAGCGTACTTCGGTAGACCGAAAGCGGCAAATCCGGTAGAACCGTCTGCTACTTCTAGAATACCCATCTTTACATACGGGTCCCGTGCTGCTGGTGTAATAGTAGTTACACCTGCTGGACCAATACCATAAGCTGCCATAATTAATTCCTTTCTATATAGGGGCCGAAGCCCCTATTGAGTTAATTAGGCACCAGCCGAACCATAGATTGCGCGTGGATCGCTCCAGCCAAAAGAGTAACGAGCAGTAGCCTTGTACTTAGCGTTCTCAGTATCGAAGTCATTGTCCATCTCGAACTGATCGCCACGACGCTCGAAGTACTTGAGACCATCCTTAACGCTAGTCAGGATGAACCAAGCATCTGCGTCGGTGAGGTAGTGATTGGTAATGACATTACTAAAGATACCCATATCCTTAAGGACGTTAGGATCATTTAGATCAGTACCGACACGACCATCAGAACCAAGAATCCGCTTAGCTTCAAACTGGAGTTGGTAAGGAATGACGAGCTTCTCTGGCTTAGCAGCGATGAGCAGACCACGATCATCACGGAAACCCGCGATGTCGATAACGGCTTGTTCAAGAGCAGCTTCGGACAGGTCAGCAGCAGTGCCAATGACGTTGGAGAAAGAACCACCAGCTACATTGGGGTGATCGGAAGCAAGTAGGGTCTTGCCATCGCCACCTAGGAAACCAGAACCAGCGAAGGCACGGTTATAAATGTTAGCACCAACGATTTCCTTAGTATGACGCATAGAACGGGCAAGAGCCTTTGCCTTTTGGGCACCGACTTTACCGTACTGGTCATCTTCATACATTTCGCGGGTGATGATAAAACCAAGTGCATACACAACATGGTTGTACCGTGAGGTGAAGCCTTGACGCTCTGAGTCATAAGTGATTGGAGCGCCCTCGTTCTTGACTGAAGCAAGACCGAATGAGCTTAGACCGAGATCCTCTTCGTATGCACGATCAGAGGAATTCTTCTCGAAGAGCTTGTCCCATTCAACGGGATAGTCTGCATACTCCTTACCGTAAATGGAGTTTAGACCTGGCCAGAGAAGTTTAGCAAACGAGCTAGAAGTGATAATGCCTGACATTATTTATCCTTTCCTAATTATAGGGCGAAGTTGTTATTGGTGATGCGGCAGAGTACCTTGGCATATGCGCCGGACTCATTATCAACACGCTGAACTAGGCCGAGAACCTGAACAACGCCAGTGGCGGTGTCAGTAATAGCGAAAGAGGAGGTGCCAGTAACAGCATCGCCACCAACAGTACCAGTGAAGTCGAAACCACCAGCGGTTCCTACGTCAGTAGCAGAGAAGGTAGCTTTCTGGGCCTCATAAACAATGTCTGGTGCATCTGCAACGAGTACATACGCAGCAGTTGCGCCACCAGTAACGGATACAGGAGTGTCTAGTGAAATAGAACCACCAGACATACGACCAGTTACAGGGTCCATCTTTGCTGGAACAACGCCAACAACAGCACCAAGAACGGCGGCATCATTGGTAGCGGCAGAGACTTCTGCGATACCATTTTGTGATGCAGCACCAGTCAGTTTAACCAAGTCACCAGGGACTAGTTTAGTACCACTGACTACGGCATAAATGTTAGCTTGACCAGAATAGGGGGAGCCACTAATATGCTTTACTGGCTTAAAGCCAGAGATTTTAGAGATGTTAGCCATACTCTTTATTTCCTTTCAGAATTATTGAGATGCTCCCCGTGTTTAGTTGTTATTAGTTCACCTTAAATGAACCGTAATCAGAAGCACGGGAGGCATCGGTTTTCATTGCCTTCTCAGTTTCGTCGATCTGTGATTGTTTCGCAGTCTGATCTTCCTTGTACCATTCCTTTTTAATACGCATTAGGTATGATTTAGTTCCATCATTACTGGTAACACATTTAGCAGATCCCAAATCCGAGGGGTCAAAAACACGAGAATCTCCAACCACAATGGACTCATCTTGGACGAGTTCATAACCAGCGGATTGGAAGTTGGTTACTCGACTACCGGTATCGTTAACAAAGCGGTACTCGAAATTTGGGTCCTTATCGCCAGTGATACTCTGTGGACCCCGTTGAAACATTGGCTTGCGTGCTACACGCTTTTCTTGTACTCTACTCATTTAACACCTCTCATGGCTTTTACTTGTGTAATATAGTCATCTGCTGTCATAACACCTGTACGAACAAAGGTATTCATTACCTTGCGTTCCTCATCAGACATCTTAAAAGAGTCCTGTTTGGGTTGTCTTGTGTCGTTTGACCCTTCTACTGGTGAAGGCTTCCCCCTATTGGGGTTCTGAAACTTTTCTTTAAACCGATTACGAACTTGTTTTGAAACAAAGTTGAGAACTGCGTTGGGGTCAATACCAGGATTATTGCTGGCATATCGTTGGCCCACTGCATCGGCATAATCGTGCATTTCTACATCAGCGGTGTACCACTTATTGCTATTGACCCAACTAACAAAGTCTGGGTGTGGCTGTTGTGGTGTCATCTCTGCTGCAACTTCACGAGCTTTCTGCTCTGCCTTAAGATCTGTGAGAAGCTCTGAGGTTTCTAGATAACCATCTGAGTTGCCTTCTTCTAGATGCTTCTTTTGCAGAGCCTTCAATTCAACTACGGCTCGATTGTACTCGGTTTCTTTTACTTTAGTATGGTGATCCTGTAGCATCTTAAGAGCCTTGCGGGTCTCTTTAAGTTCTTTGCCCATGGAATCAATCTTACCAAAAAGCTCACCTCGCTCAACAAACTCCTTAGCAGGACGCCATTTCTCTGGATCGCCATCCCACTCTTCTTTTGGACGCCAACCCTGTTCACGAGCTTGTTCCTCATGGGAATCCGCTGGTGCAGATTGGTGTTCCTGTTGTTCTACTGCGGGTGCATCAACTTGTTCTTCTACCTGAACTTGGGTGTTTTCTTCACTCATCTACATTCTCCGTCACTAGACATAAAATATCTACATCGTTTACTAAAAGATATACAGCATCATCTGTATCACGCACTTCTTTGCCAGCATACCTAGCAAAAGAAACTCGATCTCCGGCACTAAGGATGTCTGGTGATCTACCATAATCAATGAATGCTCGTGGACCGGTACGTACTACGGTGCCATATTCAACAGCCTTACGCTCTTTTTCTGTTACCATATCTGGGATAATAATACCACCATCAGTCTTCTTCTCGACATTATCTGGTTTAATTAGAATGCCATGCAATAGAGGGATAATCATTCGGCCTCCATATTAACGAGATCATCAATACGAAAATCCGCCAGTTCCCTGTAGGCTGTAATCAAACCACGGAGGTAGTTGTCTTGTACACTATCCATCCCGGCTTGTACAGAGAGCACCTGCATAGCGTCATAGATACGCTCCTGTGCTGCCTGCATAAACGCCTTGGTAACTACGTTTTGTTTCCACTCTTGAAACTCACCTAGACTTACTAGACTCATTCTTTACATCCCCTTTGGATTGTTGTTTGGCTTGTTGCTCTTTTAGTCGGAGCGTTTGTTGACCAGTTTGATGTTGTTGCACCAAGCTCTGGTGGTGTTGCATGGCCTGTGTGGCCATATTCTGTTGTGCCTGAGCACCCTTAATCTGCATGTCTTGGATCGCTGCTTTACCCTTAAGGACAGCTTCCATCTGTCTACCCTTAAGCTGCTCACGAAGCATGTCAGCTTTCATGCGAGCTTCCTGCTCTTTAGCAGCACCTTCCATCTGTAGCTTGGCAGAGGCCATCTGCATGTCCATCTGTGCCTTCTGTTGATCAATCTGTGCCTTAGCCTTCAGTGCTTCCATCTTAGGATCTGGGGGCGGTGGGCTAGGTTGACGAAGTGCCTTATCTGCATTTGGAATCTCGTGTGCTTCTAGATACTGTTGGGTAAACCACATAGGATCAATAGTACCCATTTGCATGATCTGCATTACGGACTGAAGCTTGGCTTGTTTCTCTTGTGAAGAAACAGCCGTAGGATCAGCACCGGGGATAATATCATCTTCCGGTCCTTGATAATCAGACTGTGGTACAGGTTCATCAAGTACGGACACATACTCCTCGTGATTCATATACTCTCGGTTGAGTGCATAGATCTTGCGGAACTCTTTAGTGAGGCTACGATAGATACGCTTATAGACAGCAGTAAATACCTTCATGCCTTGCTCGATAGTCGCCATCGTAGTCGTGGCCGGAGTGTTCTGGCCAGGCATCTTGCCAACAAAGATTTCTGCGACGGAGGCCAATTCTTTACCTGACTTGAGCAATAGATCAAGTAGGTTGAATAGGACTTGAGATGGCTCACGAACAGGAAGCGGGAAGATCTGCTTCTTAAGATCGTCGCCAACGGCGTTGACAGCTTTCCATTCACCAGGCTGGAACCTAGATTCACCCATCTTGATACGCAGACCTTTACCAATAAAGCCTGCTTGTAGATTACTTAGTGATCCAGCATCCACCAGTTGGTTAATGATTGTGTTAGCACTGTTGTTGAGAGGCCCCAAAAGACGCCCAAAACCGATGTCGTAAAAGCCGCCATCTGGGTTGGGAATAAAGCCATACTTTGTATAGTACTGTGTGGCTTCGATGGCCAGAATCTTATTTTTGTCATTAACCATTACTCCTGATTCAGAGAATCGTGGAACAATACGAAGAACCTTTTTAGTTGCTTCTTCTACAGTAACGATGTAAGGCTCAGGATAGCCATCCCCGTCAAGATCAAAATATGTATGTTGTTCCAGAATAAGGTAGGGTGTGGCATCGTCGTCTGAAGTATTCCGTTGAAATGCTTTATTTACTGAGGTAGTAGGATCATCAACCGATTGTTGTGGATCACCAAGTTCTGCATCAATGTAGATACCTTGATTAATACGCTCAGTAACTTTCCGCTTGGATAGGTAGAAAATTTCTGTGATGCGTTCAGCATCCTCGATATTGCGAGTCCAGTAATTAACAACCAATGTCTTTGGTAGAACCAACTTAGAACAGTTACGTTGCTTGTTAGGGTCCCAGTAGGTCTTCTTGAAGCAGGTACCAGCGATTGGTAGTGTGATAAGGAGCTTGTCCATATCCTCTTCCCAATCAGACATCTCATCAATTAGTTGGTAAGACATGTGTGTGGATACACGCTTGGCTCTAGCAGCTTTCTCCCCCTGAGGATCAGAACCAACAATCTTGACTTTAACGATTTTACCGTTAGATGGTACCAAGGTTGGATAGGCTCTTGCTGCGAACTGCATTGCAGCCGTAGCTAGTAGTGGGTATTTGATATTTGCAGCATTCGGCCAAGGATATGTCTTGTCATTGGATATTTGTAGGGCTAGCTCTGTCCAATTAGTTAGATCTTTTTCCCAGTCCTTACGTGAAGCTAGATCATTTTCATAACCAACAGATACTTGATTACCAATGTAAATCAGTTGGTCTTCATCAAGAGAATCCGCGATGTTATTAGAGGACATAATCTTGTCCAACTTCAATTTAAATTCAACCATAGTCAGTATCCTGTGCAAGAGTCACGGCCTAAGTCGCTATGGCCAGATTTATTGTAAGTGTCTTCATATTCTTCGTCGTCTATTTCTTCTTTTGTCATACCTTCAGACATATAATCAATCAATATACCCTGATAAGACAGTGCATCAACCACGTCATCGTGTTTAGCACGTGGAAAAGACAGGCATTCATCAAAGAAAATATCCCACCAATCAGCATCCTTGTCAAATTTGACCTGACCTGCACGCATTCTAGCTTGAATAGAACGAGCACGCTGGATTTTGTCTTGGCGGTGTGGCTTAAGTAGTACAATGTTTAGATAAATGCCTGATTCCATCATAGCTCTGTTGAGATATGGGCCAATGGCCTTGGAAATCTGTGTATCCTCAATGCCCACAGCCTGCGGATCGTAGGTTTTTTGTAGGGCAAGGAGCGTTTCGACGATAGCATCACCGGCAATACGATCTCTGATCACATGTACGATGTGTAACTGTCCGTTATGGTCCATACCACCTACCACAATTGCGGTATAGTCAGCACGATCCTTCTCAGAAATCGCTAAGTCAGCGGTTATGTAATATGTTAAATTCTTTTTCTTATCTTCTTCCGTCATTGGGAGGAAGTCAGTTTTGCGAAAGTAGCGGATAGAGTCATCCACAGGATTACATAACATTTCACAGGAATAAACTTCAGGAATACCCTGTTCAGTTAGCTCTGTTCTAAGTTCTTGTAGTGACTCTTTGCTATGCATTTCTGGCCATAAGATCCTACTAAAGTCAGCGTTATGTGCACGATACTTCATAGTACGCCACATACCAGACTTCTTTTCTGACCAGATCTTAAGGTCTTCTACATGAGTTGTCTTTGCTCTCTCTGATGGCATAAGTGATTCTAGAATATCATCCAAATTCATTGGAGTACCCACAAGAATCAACCTACCATCCTTGGATCTGCACGGAACCAGCGAACCGTAGAACCATCTACGTAGCTTTTCACGGCGATCTTTATTGGCAACCAGCTCTTCGTTGAGTATGTCGTCACATATAATCAAATCTGGACGAGCACCCTCGAAGAGTAAGCCGCGCAACTTTTGCTCTGCACCTTTGGCCATAACGCGGAACTTATGACCATCATTAAACTTTACAATAATGTCGTCTTCTGTACACTTCTCGTAGATTAAACCCTTTTCATCCACTGGCAAACCAAATAGTGACTGAATTTGTTTCGAGTCCTCCAAGATCTGTTTGATCTGACCCAGGAACAACACAGACTGGGCTACGGTGTCCGACACAATGATTACAAACTTCGCCTGGCGAAACAAAGCAGCGGCCATCGTATAACTTACTGTAACCGTTGTTGACTTGCTGTGTCTCCGTGGAGCACACACTGCTACGAACTGGTCCGGGCCTGTGCATAGTTCCCAAAGCTCCCTATGAAAATCTTTAAAAGGAACAGGGTTGTCGAAGTAAGGTGTAAGACAAGAACCGACGAAACCCTCAACGGTTTGTTTATCTAGTGTTACTTTACTTTCTACGGGACTCTCGTTTACTTCGCTCACTCTTCATGCTCCCATCTTTATTTCGGGAAAAGCTTCTATTCTGACCTGGATTTTGTACAAACAAGTTAGCTAGGCCATTAGCCCCACCTTTGCTTACTGCCTTCTTGTGGCCTACATCACCTTTGATAGATGTGGCTTTAATCCCACTCTTCTTGGCGACTGTGGCACGGGCAGCGTTCCTCTGGGCGCGGTCTTTGACTCTGTTCTTTTTCTTGCTGTGTTCCCACGCAAGCTAAAGCTCGCGCTTATAATCACGTTTACCATTAGTCATGAAAGGCACGAGCAACTCCAGTCTCTTGGGTCTGAGCATCCCTAGTGAGGTATTGTGCAGCATTAGTAAGTGCCATAATATTATCCCTAAAATATCCCAAACCACGATTACATTCATTACATATAATCCCACGGACGTGTCCATGCTTATGACAATGATCTACAACCGGCGAATCTGGGCCAAACGAACCATCTAAGAATTGTTTACTACAGATTGGACATTTATTATCTTGTGTAATAAGTCTTGCATTATATTCATTTAAAGTAATGCCGTATGTTTTAAGTAAAGATGTATTTTTAGCTATATCTTTATTATTTACATACCATTTTTGTGTTTCTTTTGCAGCACACGGTTTACACTTAGGCTGTTTACCTATTTTTCCACGGGTGGTTTTTGTAGAATATTTATCCCATGTTTTATACTCATGACAGGCTTGGCATGTGCGACCATTTACATCAATTACTTTCTTGTAATCGCGCTTCCCGTTGGTCATGTATGGCAATTTTGTTCCCCTTAGATTGTTTATCTGTGGTAGTCATTTAGCAGTACCAATCTTTTTATCAAAGGAGCGTGCTGCGCCTAGACCCAGAATGCCTGTAAGTATGATCCACAAAGCGTCTGTTGGTAGAATCGGTGGTGCTGTCAATGTTAGTGGAATCCACTCATTAGCCTGCATTAGCGCCCAACCCCAAGTAAGGAATGGGTAAACAATAAACTGATACCCCATAGCCCCGGCACCAATCCAGCCAATCGCAGGACGCCAGCCAGCTACAAAGATTGAAGAGTGAGAGGCTTCTACTTTATTTACTTCAGTTTGGAGGGCAGCGCGATCTGTCTCTGCTGTGTATGCCTCCAGTTCGGCTTTGATGCGCTCCTCATCACTCGTAAACAAATCATCAGCAACTTTACCAACTGTCTCTACAATACTACCAAGACCCATAGTTAATATTGGATTCATTAGGCATCCTTCAAAGTGCGATTGATCCAACCAAGCAAGAACTTGGATTGTGATCGATTCTTCATGACAATATCACGGTACCGAGCGATTTTGGCTACTGTGTATGAAGGCATAAAAATATGTGGTGAGATGGTGTTTAAAGCATACACTGTTTTAGATTCTAGCACACCATCTGGAGCAGTACCTACTACGATCTGGGCGAGTTTGACTGCTACCTTAGTACCGGTATTAACAGCAAAGCTGAAGATAGACTCAGCCATACGTTGGTCATTTAGTTCATCACCTTTGATAACATCCCAGAACTGTTTTTTGTAGAAGTCGCGCACAAGTTGTGTGGGTGGGGTTTCCTTACGATCCACATAGAGCCAGCCTGGCCAGTTAGGCCAATGGCGTCTGCTGATTCCGGCATATGTCTGACCACCGGTATCACCTGGGATGTTTGTTAGAAGATATCCACCCTCACTAATCATCATGCTATCAAAAGCAGGACTAAACTTCGCCATTTATATTCTCCTCTGGATCTACCCAATCACCTGTACCATCCTCATTGATGAACACATGGTCGCCTTCAATAATGTTGGTTACTTGCGTATCGTCTACCCGCTTGCCAAGAAACTTCTTGAACTCATTAGCGAGTAGGTGTAGTTGTTGGTTAACAGATGCATTATCTGTAATCTTTGTTGGTTGCTTGCGTAGGAGCTGGCGCTTGTCCATCATCGTATTAAAGGCATTGTTAGCATCGCGGATCTTCACAGGGACCCTGACGATTTTGCCTGTCTTGTCATCACGTACAAAATCACCATTGACCAAGCGATCCTGCATGGCGTCCAGCGAGCCGTGCATGAGGGCGGTTAGCTTGTGGTCAAGCTTATACCCATCGTCCTCTTGAATTTCTTTAATGGTCTCTTTAAACCACTTCTCGCCACGCCAAATCGTGATTGTGCTCATGGGAACCTTAAGCTCCAGGCTAACCTCGCGTGAAGTCAAACCTTGCATGACCAACTCGACGGCGCGCATTTTAATCTTGTCTGCCCAGTGGCCGGTTTTGTTCGCAGAGGTCTTGCCCTTAGCGCGCACATAAACCAATCTACCACGGTTACTTTGTTTTGATGTATTCTCCATACAAATATCCTTAAACTGAATGGTTATTAAAAAATAACACTCTATATAAAGATTATACCATAAAAAAAATCAATTGTCAAGTGTTTTGGACAAAGCTACTGTGTTTAATAAACAAAGGTACTGTGTTTATCAACAAAGGAAGGGACCCCTTTAGGGGTATTAGGTGCGGAGCACCGAGTGGGCCTTTAGGCCCTTGACAAAGAGGGTGTTTTATGTTACCCTCTATATAGTATATTATAATACTTAATAAAAAGCTATATATAAAATATATATATACGAGTAAATATATTTATATATTTATGAGTATATGTTTTTATATTTTATGTATAGTTTTTTATTTAGTATTATATTATAGTTATGAGTATATACGAAGTATATACGATTAACTATAATGTGTGTTATGGTCTTTAGGTACCCTCCGCGAGTCTCCGCAGGAGAGGAGCGATAGGTGGCTAGCAAATATACCCCTAGGACTGCAAATAAGGTACCTAGAATCGATTTGTTTATATTCACCCCTATCTCCGTATTCCCCCCAATAAAATAATAGCTTAAAAGGGCTAAAACTGAAAAGTATATTGAATTTTGTCATGACCTGCCTCACTAAGATCCTAGGATAGAAAGTTTCCCCCCCTACCCCCTAAATATACGTAGATACCCCCTATATTACTAAAGTAATAGATAGAAGTCTTATATAAGACTATAAGTGTTATTTATCCACATTAAATAAACAAACAGTTGTCCTTAGAAATATACATAAGCTTGTCGTTAAATATTACAGGCATACATATGTATATACTTAACTATTGTTGGTATGGTGTTGTCCAGTCCGCCTGCCTGCTTAACGGTGATGGTCGGTCATTCCTTCCTTGGAGTCAATGGCCTGTTCGCTACGCCCCGTCCATACCCTACGGCCTACGCTACGCCCACGACGAATGTAATGAGGAGGCGACGAAGGAGCGAACAGGACTACTCCATTGACACCAATTCCTTCCTGCCCGCCTGCTCACCTACAGGCAATCGGCCTGGCCCTCACCTTAAGATAAAGGAATTAAAAATGATTACAGAAACTTTCCAAAAGCTCTCTAAATTCGTAGTACAGTTGATTATGTACTTCGTGTTTACATCGCCTATCTGGTTCCCACTCTGGTTACTGGATCAACTACGTCCTTGCAAGTTCTGCGATTAAGAAGTCAATCATGCGTAATCCATACAACAAGTACAACACAGGTCGGTCATGGTCTCAGATACAGCAAGACTTCTATGCTAAGTACGAGATCTACCGCAAGGAAGAAAACCTATCCGTCTTTGGATTCTTCCTGTTATCTGCTCTTGCCAATATCTCTCCGCTGTTCTTGTTCATCGTTATTTACGAGGTGTATCGTGCGTTCTAAATTATCCATGTTCGTCGAGGATCTGTTCGTCGCTCTGTTCTTCATTGCTGCTTTCATTTACTGGTTAAGTTGACAACTTACAGTGGTTAGTGCATACTGATCACTGTAGGATGCTAACTGGCATCAAACCATCCGTAGTACAACTCATGTCTCTGAAAGGACAACACATCATGTCTATGCTCCGTACAATTCGTCTCGCCGTCAGCCGTGCCATCGCTCCTACCACCATCATCACTCCCCCTGCCAAGGACGACACCATGCGCGAAGCCCAGGCCCGTCGCGCTATCACCAGCAAGCAATACGTCGACGAGCAACTCGACTACCGTGGCAAGGCGGTCGGTCATACTGCCAAGGGTTTCATCACCACCGAGGATCTCGCCGACCTGAACACGCCCCA